TTTGATACAAGTTCTTGCATGTGAAAAGGGGCCAGGTTTCCCCGGCCCCGTCAGGTTTAGCTGAAGAAGTCTTGCAGCTTGGCGTGTGCGTCGGGGTTATCGGCCACCAACGTGTACTCACCAATCAGCATCTTCTTTTCCGCATCGCCGGTCTTCGCCAGGTCTTCCATGCGGATGCCGTCAAGGAAGGCAACCGACACGTATTCCTTGTCGATACAGAAAATCGTGCGATTCCGCATGTAGCGGTTCAACACGATCTTGTGCGTACCGAAGTCGGACACGTACAGGTCAACGCCACCGATCACCATCGATTGCGCTTTGCCTTGGTTCGGCACGTAAGTACCGGCAAACTTAGACGCGCCACCGAAAGCCGCCATAAACCGCTTTTGGGCGGAATTGGTCATGATGACGGAGGGATCACCACCGTCAACCCACGCAGCCTGCAAACCACTGAACAGGTCCGTTTCCGCAAGGGTTGCGGTAGCGGTGCCGTCAGTAGGCGCAGCCCACACACCACCAGCATAGCCGGGGGTTGTGCCGGTCGAGGACGAAGACGACAGAATGCGGTTAGCCGCAACCATCGATTCAAAACCAGCGGAGCTACGGGCCGTACCAGTACCGCCAGCCGATGAGGCTTGATTGGTGACCAGTGCGTACTCGATATCGCGCTTCAGTTCCTTGCCGTACTTGGTGACCAAGCGGGCCAGTTCCTTTGCGCGACCGTACTTGCGTACAGAGTCAGCGGTGCGGGACACGATCACAGTCTTGCGGCTGATCTGCGTGTAGTTGGACAGCATCGTGGTCGGGGTTGCCGTGGTAAACGATGCGTCGTCGCCTTCAATCTGCCGGTTAGCAGCCGCAGCGGCCAGCGCGTCCGTCTGCCACTGGTGCAGGGTCGCGGAAGCCTTCTTGCGCTTCGCCATTGTCAGGAAGGGTGTTTCTTCGGGGGAAATGTCAAAGATTGCGTCTTCAACGTCTTCGGCCATACCTACGAGGTCATAGGTGTCGGTCGTTCCAGATACTTGAGCCATGATTTACTTCTTTCGTTTAGAGAACATGCGTTCGAAGTACGCCTCTGCGTCTCCGACTTTTCCAGACTTGCGCAACGCTTCGCGTGATTTGGCAATGTCTGAATTCGCCTGTGAATTCTGGGTACTGCGCCCGCTGATTTGCATCGGCTTGGCGTCAGCGACTTTTTTCTGGACGGCTGGCTTTTGTGCTTGTAGCTTTCGCCACATCATTGCGTCGTGCAGCACATGCACATGACGCGGGTCTATCAGCCCCTCCAGTTCTTTGGGTGTGAACCCATACGCATTCAAAGCGGTCTCAGCAATCTGTTTCTTAGCCACACCATCCAGCTTCGGGAGTCGGCGCATCAACTCCTTTTGCGCATTTTCTAGCTGTTTTGCGGTGTGTTCTTGCTGTGCAACTTCACTCTGTTGCGCGATCTGCTGCAACTCACCTACCGTGCGTGTCCGCTGTTCGGCAAGTTGTCGATACTGGCGATCAAGTTTCAGGAACTCGGTCGGGTTCTCGTCAGCCAGTTGGTTCCAGTTCAATTGACCGTACTGCTCTAGCTGGCCGTCGATGTTTCGCAGTTCAACGGCTTTGTCGAAGGCAATGGATTGAATCTTCGATGACTTCTCAAGAAACTCCATCTGGGTCTCTGTGCGTCGGCGAATATCCGCGATCTCTTGCGTCTTCGTTCGATAGTCCTTTTCGCGCAGTAGTGCGTCTTTCAGTTCTTTAGGAACTTTGTACGCCTTACCCTCGAATTCGACATCCTCATCAGTCGGAGCCTCTGGGTCGGCTTCGGCCTCCGCTTCCTCGTTACCCTCTTCGGGCGATTCGGCTTCGGTCTCTTCCTCTTCCTCGGGTTGTTCCTGCGCCTCCGGTTCAGGGGCCTTTTCTGCTCGTTTAAACGTCGCTTCCAGGCGGTCCTCAACAGACGGCTTTTCAACTACGGGCGTGACTTCCGGTTGCGGAGTGGTCATGTCTGCTTTCTTCTGCCCTTCGGGGCGTTAAATAGACCTGTGCGGATGCTCAGGCCACCTTCCTAAGTTGCCGCTTTAGCCAGTTCTCGCGTTCCTGCTTTTGGTGCAGCGCGAGGCGACCGGTTTGGGCGACCTCTTTCAGGTTCGATTGCACCTTAGACAGCAATTGCAGGCTAAGGGCTATTTCATGTTGCGTGTCCCTGTCCGCCATGGGGCAGCGTTTCAGGGCGTCGATAAGGCCGGTTTCGACCTTGGTGAAGCACTCCACAAGCATCGGGTCGTTTAGCAGTCGTTCCGCTTCGTTACCGCGTGTGATCTCTTCAATTTCGTTCATAGCAGCATGATTAGTGCTTCCTCATCCTCGCGGTCACGCATGTATTGCGTGGCGATGGCCTGAGAAAGCAGGTTTTGCAGAAAGGCTTGATAAGCCTGCTCGTACTCCACAACAAGCGGCCTAGCCTGGATTGGCTCCGGCGCTGTGTTTGGTTGCGGTTTTGCCGGTAGAACCCGAAGGAACTTTGCCCGCCTAGGCTGTTTGGCCTGTTCTATGACCTCTGTAGCGGCTTCCTTTGCGTCCTGCTCTGCCAGTTGCTGAACAAGACTCTGGATTTCCTCGTATGTGCCGGTAATCAACTGCCCGTTGATCTTGACGCTGTGACGGACAGGCTTTGGATAGCCGATAGTCCTTGTTTCACCACTTACCGTTACAGTCCCATCCTGCCCGGTAAACACCAGCGATGCAGCGTCACCAGATACGGACAGCGAAACAGTCCCGCTCTGCCCTGTAAAGACAAGGGACGCCGCATCGCCGTCAACAGTGACGTTACCGCCCTGAGCCGGAATGCTCGATAGCGGTAATGATGCGATTGCGTCAAAGCCTAGCATTTACCACCACCGCATGATTAGGAGACCGGGAGCGCCATTACCGCCGTTTCCTGAGCCTGTGGTCCCGTTTCCGCCGCCACCGCCTCCTGAGCCATAGCCTCCAGCAGCACCACCAGCCCCGCCGTTTGATCCGCTGGAGCCTCCGCCACCTGTCCCGCCGATACAGATAAACGGTCGTGGAAGCAAAATCCCGTCACTTCCAGCCCCACCATTCCCACCGCCGCCATTTGCTCCGCCAGAAATTGTGGGGTACAAAGCACTGGAGCTAATTTGATTGCCTCCAACGCCTCCGCTTGAACCACCTCCACCAGCCCCTGCGCTACAAAAGCAGCTTGTTACCGCGCTTATAGATGTTCCAACGGTGGCAGAGCTTCCGCCGCCAGTCTGTCCTGCCGTCGCATTTAGCCAAAGGGCTAGGCTTGCCAATCTCATCGAACTAATAGCACTAGCAGAGCCAGAAAAGCCTCCACCGCCTGCGGCAGTGCCACCAGTTCCACCGGCTGCATATAACAAATTATCTTGAGTAGCCAAAGAGTTGTTAGTAGTCACCCAAGTTGCAAGGCCAGCGCCTCCGCCGTCTGTTCCATTTGCTGTCGCACCAAGACCACCTGAATAAACAAGGGCGTATAGCAATCTCGGCAAGTCTTTTGCCATGAAAACAGCGTGAGTTACCGCGCCACTACCACCACCACCAGCGCCAGAAGCAGCCGCCCCGGCTGTCGGCCTGCCTCCGCCGCCACCAGGACCAATTGCAGTGAACCAAATAAAATTGGCTTGCTTCGGTATCTCTATTCTTTGGAAAAGCGCCGCCGCCTGAGAAGAGACACCAAAAAACCTCTGCTCATTTAGCGCAATAGGTAGTGATGCTGCGTCTATCACCTACCACCACCGCATGATTAGCAGGCCAGGCGCACCGTTCCCGCCGTTCCCGCTGTTAGACGTACCGTTACCACCGCCGCCGCCGCCAGAGCCAAATCCGCCACCATGCCCGCCAGTGTTAGCACCACCGGAGCCGTTGATACCGCCGCCACCGGCACCACCAATGCAGATAAACGGCCTAGGCAACCAGATTCCGTGACCGCCAGGATTGTTTCCAGACGCGCCGCCGCTGATGGTCGGATACAAACCACTCGAACTCGTTTGGTTGCCACCGGTCCCACCACTAGACCCGCCACCGCCTGCGCCAGGACTCATGAACAGCGAGTTAACAACCGCAATTGCCGTTCCGTTTGTAGCGGCACCAGCCCCGCCCGCAAGCCCGACCGCAGCGTACCAAACGCCATGCGTAGCCATGTCCATAGAGGCAATGGCGGCAATGGCACCAGCAGTCCCAGCGGTCCCAGCAGCGGCACCGCCCCCGCCGCCGTTTGCGTAGATGATTACGTCCTCATCGTTTGTGGATGGGACACAAGACAGATAAGAAGCCGTCCCAGCGGTTCCGGCTGTGTTGTTTGCTGTGGCCCCAGCCCCACCAAGACCAACGCAGCAATACAGCGTTTTCGGCAGAACGTTGGCAGGAATCAGTATCGAAGTGACGCTAGAAGTGCCACCACCACCACCACCAGCAGTAGCAGCCGCTGCGTTGGGTCTGGCTCCTCCACCGCCGCCAGAGATGATGCGGAAATACAGCATTTGCGCACCAATGGGCACAGCGATAGGTCGCCACCCCGTAGATGTACTATTGCTAAACCCCGGTATCCATAGTTCGTTAGGCGTGTTCGGCAAGTGGCGAGCATCTGTCGCAATCATCTCAGCCCTTGGTGTAGGAACCAGCCTCTACCGATGCAATCCACCCGGCAGAAACTGCGGTCCCAAGAGTCATGTTCACCTTGTAGCCAGCAGGGAGCGCCAATTGCAGGTTGTACCCAAGCTCAATCAACGCAGCCGTATTTGATCCAGTGGTTGCAGGTAGCGTGATTTCAGCCACCATCACGTTATTGGTAGCTGTGGCGTTCGTGGAGCCGTTGTTCACAAACAGATAGCATTTGCTGGCTACGTTTGTTCCTAGCGGTTTCAACTTCACAAAGCCAACAAAACCGCCGTTCGTAGCGTCAGCCGTGAAGATGGTCGTTACCGTGCCGGTCCCATCCGTTGCAGTGTTGGCAGCAGTGACAGCAGCGCCAAAGCCGAATGCAGGCGTGCCGGTCCAAATGGGGGTTGTGTTCGTAGCCATTGATTACCTCAGTGCCATGGGGAGCGCAGCGGTCAGCCCCAATGTGTTGATTGATTGAGCCGCCAGAGTCACGAAAACGTCCTTTGTCCCAGCGGAGAAGTTGACCAGTGCGCCGGAGTTACTGGAGTCCAGCACGAAAGCGCGGGTGAATGTGGTTCCACTGGCCATCAATCCCCGGCCCACTTCAAACTCTGCGCCGCCGTGAATGGTGTACTCAATCTCTGTCCCTGTGGGCAGCGTGCTAAACGCCACGTAACCATCGGGAGGCGTGCCAGACACGGTAACCGTACCAGTGCCGGTCGTGGTCGTCGTGTCTTTAACTCGGTTGACTGGGTACGGCATTACGGGCTCTTAGTCGCCAGAATGTGGCCGTTAGCGTTGACCTTGAACTCAAATTCAAGGCCGTCTGGCAGGGATTGGGAGCCTGCATCGTAATAGCCGACCAAGTTATCCGATGCTGAGGTGTCGTCATAGATCACCAGATAGCGAAACGTCGCCATGGTCCCGCCAGTAGCCGTGAAAAAGATGTTGTCGCTATCCCAACTCCACACACCGGCGCTAGGCTCTGTGTACACCACATTGGTAAGCGTTACACCGCCAGTCGAGTAGCCATTACCTGCTGCGATCTGCGTGATATCGGCCAATACGGTATTGGTTGCAACGGGCGCGACATTGGTTAGTGCACATTTGAACGTGTGAGTATCAAGGTCAATCGTGCCGTCGCCTACCTTACCGGCGAAGCTGTTGAACAGGGTGAAGGTAGCCATTATTCGATCACCGGCTGTACACCAATAAGAACGCCGTTAGCGTCCCGAATGGCTTGTTTAGGCGCTGCTGTGGCCCGCAAGATGCCAGACAGCAACTCGGCCTGAGTGACTTGTGCCTGTGCGAGCATCCCGATAGCCTGCGCCATTTGGTCCTGCGTGCCTTTGATGCTTTCAGCGACAGAATCCAACTCAGGCTGTCTAAAGTTGACCTGTGCGCCAAGTGACACACCTTCCCGCTGCGCCTGTACCTCGATCATGGTCCGCTCGGTCTCTCCGGCCTGTTTGATCTTCTCCACCTCTACCGCCTTGGCGATATCGGCCTGACGGTCCAGTTCCTTTTGCTGCGTATCAACGGCTAGTTTCTGCTGATCTTGCTGGCTCTGGGCTTGGAATTTCTGCGCGTCAGCTTGGATACGCATCTGCTCCTTTTGAACCTCAGGCGGCGTAGGCGTTTGCGGCTTTTCTGGGCCGGGATCGGTCCAGAAATCATCGATGTTCTTGAACCCGGCGTTTTGCGTCAGCTTTGTCAGCGCGTTGTAGATGTTCTGCGGCGTTGCAACACCGATAGCCAGCCCCTCCTTTTGCGCCATCAGGATGTTCTGTAGGTGCATCAGGTTCTGGTCTTTGTTGCCAACACCCAGACCAACGGAGACGGTCATATCCGTGCGCCGCTTCCATTCACCGGGATTCACAGGAACCCACTTGTTGCGCAGCTTGATAATTTCCTGTTTGCGCCCGTTCTTGATGGACAGGGCCTGAATCAGCCTCATGAGAGACTTAACACCAGTCTCAGCAAAGATGCGGGCGATTAGCTCGATCCGCTGCTGGCTGGCATTCATGATCTGGGTGATGCCCGAGGCGGTCTTGTTCAGGCTATTGGCGTCGATACCCTGGTTGTACTTGGTGACACCGGTACGGTTCTCGCGGACGGTATCGATGTACTCGATAGCTTGGATGATCTGTCCGCCGTTTTGCGGGTGAAGCAAAGGAAAGATCGCATTACCCGGCGAACCCTGCACGCGCACCATGCCACCGGGGCGGCTGTTGAGCATGTCGTCAATGTTGACAATCGATGCGTCAATACCGTACCGCCCGTTATTGGCTAGGTACATATTGTCCAAGAACCCGCGTGTCAAAGCTGTGCGGATGCGCTGCAAGTCCTGAACAAGGTCAGTCACGGACATGCCGATATGCTCATGCGGCATCCGGATTGGCGTCAGCGCGGCAACGGGGATTAGGTCATCTTCCTCGTTCTCCAGCACCGTAGAGCCAACAACAACCATGCGGCGAAGCTCTGCGATACCGTCACCATCGTAGTCAGCACGCACCCAGATACGACGACACTTGATTGTCCGGGTCGCTTTGTCGCCGGTTTCCTCGGTCATCTCATACAGGTCATCAAACCTGCGGCGCTGGGCTACATACTCCCAATCGTTACGGCTGTTGTCCTGAATGTCGTCAGGCACATCAAAACCAGCTTCGCGCATCTTCGATGGAGTGGTTAGCTCAATCAACTCCACGAAGTCCGATTCGGCTACGTCCACATCCGGGCACATGGCCGACACAATCACGCGCTCAGGCGGATAGCAACGAACCTTGACGCATCCGGATTCGTACTTCCGGCGAACCTCCATCGTCGTCGTGCCGTCATCAGTGACGGACGCGGCCACGATCTCCACATCCTGCGACAACAGCGCGACTTCCTCTGGGGAAAGGTTAGAGTACCGCTCAGTCTCTACGGAGTCGGTCTTTTTGTACTCAGCCAGCACATAGCCGTTACGTTGCAACAGGGCATCATGAAACCAGTCATGGAAGATCATGAACCCGTTGTTTTGCTGCATCAGCACATAGTTGCAGTAATCCGTCTCCTGCTGCGCCTGTTCGTCATCCTCCGGGCCTCTAGGGGCAAAGGACACGATATCGTCACCGGCGCAAAACACCTTGAGAAGGCTGGGCTTGATCCATTCCACAGTGTCAGCAACGTCGCGCATGACTACTTGGGAACGGCCCTCCATCTCATCCCCATAGGGACGGCCCATGTACAGATCAATTGACTTTGCGCGTTCGTCGTCAAGCTCTCCGCTGATAGCCAGCGACTCGTGCTGCTCAACGATGGCTAACAGTTCTTCATCGGTCATGGTTTATACCCTGCCTCAATCAGCAGCTTGACGCATTCGTCCCGCGTTTCACGTACACGGCGGAACACGATATTTGCGCCATCCATGACGATAGCCAGCCACTTCTCGCCGTGGTATTCATTGGCATCAACCAGCTTTTCTACGGATACGGTCATTCTGTTTTCCTTGGTCGTCCCGGCTTGCGCTCTACGCTCTTTTTCAGCCATTCAATCTGCTTCTCAAGCTCTGCAACCCGCTTAACAAGCGCCTCTAGCTCTGTGGCCGTCTGTTTGATCTTTAGGGCGGCTTCTATGCTCATACAACCCCATATGACGGGTATTTGATAGGCTTGAACGTGTCGTTAGACAGCCTGTCCACAACAACGGCAAGGTATCGGAAGGCGTCAGAGCCGTGCGAGTTTTCATCATGCAACGGCGCTCCAGGCTCATTCGTGATCTGGTTTACCTGCCGTTTGTAACGCTTGAGTGCGTTTATCAGCGGCTTACATTTCGGCTCATCTATGTAGCACCGTGGAAACATCATCCGCGCCGCCTTGATGCCTGACTCGATGTCGAGGTTAGGGGTTATCTGGACAGTCCTGCCCAAAGCCCTAAGTATTTCCTCGGCGCTCTTGCCCGTCTGGATGTTCTTTGATCGCCCATCATGGGGAAGCCAATCCGTGCCCCAGTTCCAACGACGGTCTTTTATGTCCGCCACATAGCTATCAAGGGTCCTATGGGAATCCTCTATGTAGTCAATCACCCGGACCTCTGAGGCTTGTCTTTGGACAAAGATGATCGACATGGCGTCATTCCAGCCCAAGTCCCAAACCGTGTGAACCTTCAGCAATGGGTCATAGGGGACGTTTCTGAGCCGCTTTTCTCGCTGTAGCGTGTCAATCTCTTTTGCGTAGATAGCGCCCTCAACAGCGGGCCGACACTTGCCCTCCCAGACTGTCTCGTAACCAACGGGATCCCTTTTCTTCCATGCTTGGCGCTCTTTGTCCAGCTCATCCGGAAACCACGGGTTATCCGAATAGTTGACTTCTAGGACTACTGCACCGTCTGGCGGGGCAAGGACAAACCGCTCATATGTCTCGTCTGTGTCCAGCTCAGGGTTGAACGTAATCCAAATCTCGGAACCAGGCTTACGGATGGTCGGGATTAGTACGTCCCAAGACTTACGGGTCACTACTTGGGCTTCTTCTACCCAGCAAATATCCACACCCTCAAAGCTCTTTAGGTTCGTTACGCCCTGTTGACGTATCCCGGCAAAGGCAAAGTCTGTCCCGTTCTTCCCAATGATGCGCGTTTCCTGCACCTCATAGAAGGACTGGAGGCCCATTAGCTCTATTTGGTCTTTCAAGAGCCTATGGACGGATTCTTGAATTGACTTCTGCGTCTCCCGTGCGCAGAGAACCCGTGTAGGCTGTTTGGCCCCGAGAATCAGCAGCGCCCGAGCGACTGACCATGACTTGCTAGACCCCCGACCGCCGTACAGCACCTTATAGCGGGCTGGCTCGAATAGCGGGCGCAGCTTGACGGGTAGCTCTACCTCAGTCATTTGAAGGAAACGGCCAGCCCCATTTGCACCGGATTCTCAGCGTCGCCAGTCAATTCAACGCTAGACAGGTCGGGTATCGTTTTCTTGAGCAATATCTCAATCGCCCTGACTTGAGTAGCCTCTAGTGCCACTTTCCCAAGTGCATGATCTGTAAGCCGGTTTATCAACTGACTGGCTTGTATCTTGCTTCTAACGTCTGCTTGGTGTAGCTTGTTGATTCTTGCTGCCATTTTGGATTCCTCTCGGATTGTCCAATCAGTTAGCACTCGCTAACATCATTTGATTGTGATTTGCATTGTATTAGGGTTTGTCCCTATATGCAATGTTGTGGAGTGCCACTATTATTCAGGCATCAACCAACCGGAGCGCAACATGGCAAATGTAAAGTACTTCAACGATACGAACGGAGTTGCTGTTGAGCTTAAGCACATTGACCGCCTGCGCAATGAAGAATTTGCAAAGCGTTTCCCAGACGTAAAGGGGTTTCGCTACGACGGCTATTACATGCAAATTGGATACGCTGATGGCGCAACAATGGACCACATGGCGCTTCCAGTCACCAGAAAGATCGAATTTAAGAGCAACCCGTCGCGCCACGAATGCAATTCAAAGTGCCTAAATGGCAAACAAAATGGCTCTTGCGAGTGCCAATGTGGCGGCAAGAATCACGGTCGCGGCATGTTTACCGGATTAATCGCCGCATAATTTCCCCGCCGCCAAGCCCCCGGAGCCTGAGAGCTACCGAAATGCAAACCACCACAATCAATCGCGGCGTCAACAAGAATGGGTTTGCTGTCCGTATGCAAAAACGCGGCAGCAAGTTTGATGTGATTTATTGCACTGGGTTTTGCTGGAAATACATCGCCAAAAGCGTTTCCGAGCAAACCGCCGCAAACATCTTTCATTTGGAACTGCTGTGATTTCCCCGTTTTCTGGTCAAAAGTTTTTGCACAAGTATTGGGTCGGCAATGACGGGAAACCAATGCTGTACAAAGTTACCGCCGTACGATCTGGGGTTATTTACATCAAGCCGGACGGGTCTCGCAAATCTAAAGAGTTTGTTGAACTTAGCCAATGGCACAAGGTTTTTGGCTCAATAGCCTAACCACTCCCCGCCGCCAAGCCCCCGGAGCAGATGCGCTACCGGGGGCTTTTTCTTGGCGGACTAAGCTGATTTGCCCATCAGCTAAGGGCCGCGCCGGGTCGCCTGGTCCTGCCGAGGGGGAATGCAGGTAGCGTGCTGGTGGTCAGCTTGTGGCGCGGGTTTAAGCCGGATTTCTCCGGGAACTTGTTGAGGGGCCAGTGCTGATCTCTGGCATTTGCCTAGGCACCGCATCAGGCTGGCAAACCGCGCGCGGTATTCAATCCCTGTGCGCATCAGCCTGCGCATTCCCTCAAGTCTGACGGCTACGTGACCTGTGCGCACAGATCGAGCGGCTGGTTTCGGCTTTACGGCCACTATTTATGGCGCTCCAGATGCCACCACGACAGCTAATCGTGATTGTTTGCCCGCCTTGTAACCGCCAGACTTCAAGGTGATGCTATACGGCTGAACGCTCCGGCTCGCTGGCCTAGCGTGTGCACTTCCCCCGGCCTCTGACAACATGTGGTCATCATCCGAGGGCCGAAACGCTCATGCGTATAACGACACCTGCACCGCCCTAGTGGGTTGCGCCCGCCTATGCTTTTGCTTACAGGTTCCGTCGATTATCATTGTTTCTGCCTAGTTGTCAAGCGGTTTTGCAAGTTCTGCAATCAAATCGTTTCTTGCTGTGTCCAATAGGCTACGCATTTCCCCAAGCGTTAGCCCCATCCGCCTAGCCTGCGCACCTGGCCCCTGTGGTTTGACGTAGCACCACGCCAGAATGATCCTCTGCGGCTGGTCTAGCTGCCTGATAGCCTCAGCTACCTTCATTGCGTCCTGTCCGTCCGTTGACGATGCCGTCATCACGCCGTATTGGCTCCGCGCCCTTGCTGGGGCTTGGTACATGGCGAACATGGGTTGCACTGGCATATTGCTTGTCCCGCTCCTGCCGTGGCACCAGCGGCCCCAATTGGCTAGCCTTGCGTCTATTTCCCGGTGTTCGGGGCGGACTGTGGAGAAGTCAATCAATCCACACCTCGACAATATTCACCGCCACGGCCAAGCTCACAGCAGCGCCGATCTTCACCGCAGCCAGCAAAAGCATGAAAGGCCATGCAATCAATAGCATTAGCGTTGCGGCTAGGCAGTAGGCGATTCGCATTACACGCGCCCCAAGTCAAACACGCTTACCGGCCCTGTCACCGTAACCACGGCCACGCGCTTATTTACCAGCACTTCGCCACGGTCGATCAAGATTCGCCAGTTTGGCAGCATTTCCAGCCGCATAGGGCGCTTGCCGGTCATCTTGAGTAGCCCGTGCCCCTCTGCCCTGCGGCAAAGCCTTGTTAGGCCGGTTTGCGGGGTTTTGCCGGGTAGGGCTACTGCAATGTCCGTTGTCTTGCAACCAGGATTGGACTCTACGTACTCGCAGATTGCCCGGATTTGCTTGCCGATCTTGCGCCCCATCATTTGCCCGCTTTGATTGCCTCAAGTTGACACACGCCTTCGTTTGCGCGTGCGCCATGAATCGCGCAGTGAGCGGCGTTAGGTGTCGCGCCAGCGTGCACAAGCTGTGAGATCCGGTAGCTGTTGTGGCTCGTGCAAGCCCCCACAGTCACAGCAAGCACGCAAAAAGCCCCGGCCATCAAGCGCCAAATTGAGTACCAAAACAAATTTTCCCCGTCCATGATTTCTCCTGTTCGGCCATAAATGGCTGGCCGGTTGCCATCACTCAAACCTCTCTTCCAACTCCGCCCGCTCCGTCTCGAAATCGGCCATTCTCCGGCCTATTCCGTCAATCAGCGCCTTCGCTTCCTTGGTCACATCGCCACCGTTAGCGGCTTTCACCAGCAGTTGCAACAGCGTCATGTCGTCCCAATCAAGCCCGTCCAGTCCGTCATTCAGCACATCGGCCAGCGTCTGCGGGCGCTTGCTGTAGCTCTGCATGTTCGCGTGATACACCTCGCGCATCCCTACGTATGGGGCCTCTGCGCTCAGGTCACCGGCTTTGATCTGCGCTTGATACTCGCGCTCAATACCAAGTGAAAAAGCCACTTTCATGTCAGTGATGTGGCCCAGCCGGTCGTAATGGTCGGCTGCGTCTGCTTCGGGGTTGTTTGGTCTCATGCTTGGCCCCACAGCTTCGCGTGACACTCAATCAGGGTCAGCGCAGCGCGGTATTCCTCCGCGTGGTTATTGTCGCCATGCGTTCTGGACAACTTATCGCGGAATTCGTCCAAAGTGCCAGTGAAACAGCCAGCCCTCACCTTGACTCCAGCATCCGTCAAATACGCCACAAAATACGAGCAGCGAGAGCCGATGGGGCCAATCTGAAAGACAGGGCGCTCACCTATCAATCTGGCCCCGGCGAGGTTGGCCCCGGCGAGGTTGGCCCCGGCGAGGTTGGCCCCGGCGAGGTTGGCCCCGGCGAGGTAGGCCCCGTCGAGGTTGGCCCCGGCGAGGTTGGCCCCGGCGAGGTAGGCCCCGGCGAGGTTGGCCCGGGCGGCTGTTGCTTTCTCAAGCGCAACACGCGCTCGCAATCCGCTTGGCGTGTCTGCCGGGATGTCCGCCTCATACAGCACAGAATCATCGTAGCGACTGCGGATTGCAAATTTGATGGTGTCCATTTCGGCTCCTGTAGTTGATGCCTCAATTGTGGCCCGTCTAGGCCATTTATCAATTAGGACAAACCCTTAGAACCTATGGCTTGCTTTATGCAGCCGATAGCTACGCCGTTCCTGACGCTCTCTGTCGTAAATCTCAGCACGCACCAGCCAGCCAGTGCCGCAGCGTTGTATTTCTCTGTGTCTTTCTCGAAACCGCTTCCCCGCGTATGTCTGCCGCCTGTCCACGTGCCGCCCTCCACCTCTACGGCTAGCATGTACTGCGGCCACGCAAAGTCAAAGCGCCAGCGTCTTGTTTGGTCAAATCGGTGTTCTCGGGTCGGCTCTGGCAGCTTTTCAGCGCGGATATGCAGGGCCAGGATCGCCTCTCCATCGCTCATCTCCACCACATCCTTACCGGCGACCTCTTGGGCGGCGCAATCACCCATTCCGTACAGCGTTCGGTAGCGCCGTCCTTTTTCTGGCAGAACTGCTCATCATATGGCGCGGCCATAGCAGCACCACAGGCCAGCAAAACCGCTGCAATCCATCGCTTCATAGTAGCCTCCCTATGGTCACGCTCAGGGCGTCCAGTTCGTCCATCTTGCGCAGCTTCCATGCTCTCTTTTGGCCGTGCCATCCCGAAAACGATCCACGATGACAATCCGCACACAGCGCAACGCACGTATAGGCACTGGATTGCTTGATGTGGTGCGCCTCACTTGGTCCCGGCGTGTCACAAACTGAGCAAGGCAGCTCCTTCACATTTGCAAGGTGGGCGCGTTCTTTGGCTGTGTGGGATTGGTTCACTTCCAGCTTGCCGCGTTCTGCTAAATCCACTGCGCTGCGTGCAGGGCTACGGACTCATCCGCCGTAACACTTCCACCGGGCAAGCGCCAGCCCGGTAGGCCACGATGCGGGTATTCCTCGTACACAATGCGCCCGCGACCGAATTGGACTTCCTTCGGGTTTTGCAGGTAGAGTGTTTGTGCTTGTGTTTCCATGTCTGTTCCTTTATTGACTCAGTTCAACCCCGTTATCCGCGCACCACGCATGTAACCATTCGATGAACTCGCTGGCGTCAGCGACAGTGAACCGCCGCGACTGTATGCCAACATCCACCACGCCTGTCCCGTCGAGATTTGGCAAAAGCCTTCCGGGCGTGCGTCCTGTGTCACGGGCGAATTTGTCCAGCAGCAACCGCTTGAATGACTCAGCATCGAGTTTGCATCCTGCGTGGGTGGCGACTGCGGCAATTTCTCCGATGATGGCATGGTACTTTTCCTCTTGTATCCTGGTCTTGCGCTCACGCTCGATGGTCAGTATCAGTACGTGTCCTGCGGCCAGTGCGGCCTTGATCTTTGGCCACAGTTCCGCCAGCAGGGCGTGCGCTTGTTTCGCTTCGTACAGTCTCACGCATCGCCTCAGTCAGCATCCGGGGAATATCCGCCCACATCTCCGGGCATGTCTTCGCCATTTCCTGCGCCCGGTGCCATGCGTGTGCTTTCGCTCCGTCCATACGGGCCATCCACACCAAATGCGCCAAGTCTGGCGGATGATTCGTCAATGATTCCGTGGAGGATGCCATGCCACACCTCGTCAGCACTCAGCGGGGTTTCGTCAATCATGTGATGGCGTAGGGTTCTCATAAACAATCTTGTCCTTCCGAACCACCACTGCGCATTCCTGCCCCTGTGCGTACAGATAGCCGTGGACGCGCTCACCGAT